AAAACTTCACCACCCGTAACCCGGCTTTCGTTCTTTCCAACCTAAGCAGGGATATGATTTACGCCATGACCATGAATGCCATTCGAGAGGATGCTCCTTATAATCTTGCTTTTATAAAGGCTATACCTGAAGCTTCGTCCACTATAACCCGATATCTTGCAGGAAAAGAGGGAGATGGCAAGTACGATAAGTACTTTGATGAATTTCTTGCTAACGGTGGAGAAACAGGATTTGTCGCATTGACATCTTATGAACAATATAAAAAAGAGATAAAGAGAGAGATCGATAAGGCCAACGGGACCGGGAAAATGTCTGATGCATTCCATGTCATCGCTAAAGGTTTGAGCGGATGTAACCGCTGGGCGGAAGATATGTCCAGATTCTCCGCATACATAGCCTCCAGGGAAGAGGGAAGGAGCATCGTTCGAAGTGTTAAGGACGCAAAAGAGCTATCCGTTAACTTCAATAGAAAAGGATCCGGAGCCGGAGGCAACTGGCTGGCTGATATGTCCTACTTCTTTTTGAATGCCGGCATACAGGGCATGTATAACTTCTCTCATACATTCAAGAACTATCCTGTTCGTACATCTATCGCCATGGGTTCTTGGATGATGTTGGGGGCCATGATGCCATTGATGTATAACATACTCTCGGGTGGAGATGATGATTACGATAAGTTGCCTGATTACATAAGGCAGAACAATATTGTTATCCCGTTTTTCGGAGAAGACAACTTTGTGACAATTCCACTTCCTATTGAACTTCGCGCATTCTTCGGGGTTGGAGATATCTTGTCTCAATTCGTCGGAGGAAAATACAATGACAGGAATGTGGGTGCCGATGTTCTGGGCAAGCTACTCGATGCCAGTCCCCGAAATTTTATCGAGGGTTCTGATAAAGGTGAAAATGGTTTGGTTGGAGCCGCTTTTGTGAATCTGACTCCCGATGCGATAAAACCATTTGTGGACGCTTATATCACTAACAGATCATTTACCGGTAGACCTATCGTGAAGAAAAACGAGTATAATACGTACATACCTGAGTACAGGAAGGTTTATAAAGGAACTTCTCAAATGCTGGTTAAGTCTTCTCAGGCACTCAATTCTATGACAGGTGGGGATTTTGCGACAAAGGGATGGGCCGATTCTCCGTTACTCAATCCGGGGGCTGTGGAACACTTGTTCTTTTCTTATATGGGAGGCGTAGGAAAAACAATCCTGCAGACGGTAAAATCTACTGTCGGCCCATTGGTTGGTGAAGATGTGGCGCTGAAAGATATTCCTGTGGTTAACAGGTTTGGCTATCAATTCGATCCGGCCATGCCAAATTCCGTCGTAAATGAAAGGTATCAGAAATATGTGAAGTTGCTCGAAGAAAGCCAGAGCCGGGACCGGGAATACAAACGGGGACTTAGGCAGGGGTTCGATTTGGGCGATAGCTATATCGAAAAGAAAAGCGATGAAGAAGAGCGTCGTATGATGATTGTCAAGGCCTACAAAAATCAAATCGATGATATCGCTTCTCTTTTACAATTGGCCGATGAAGGCTCTTCGGATAAGATCAAAAACGAAATAGCCGACATGAAATTTAAAATGTTGGACGAGCTTGACCAAATGGATAAAAAATAGCAATTCAACAAAGCACGTAGAAACATTAACTGATACTTTTGTTTAAAAGAGCAACTATGAATAAATTTCTGAATAGAGGCGTAAAGCCTTTAAAAACCAAAGAAAAGCAGGCCGTTCCCCGGGAGAGGGGGGAGGCCCATGAATTCCTCGAAGAGTGTGCGGCGTGTTGGGCTTCTCTGGAAACAGCACGTAAAAAGATGCGCAGAAGCCTCATGTATGCATATGAAGATCAATGGGGTGATTATATACGCGATCCGGAGACGGACGCTATCATCACGGAAGGTGAGCTTATTAAGAAGAATGGTAAAATTCCTCTTAAAAACAACATGATTAGTCCGATTATCAAAAATATAGACGGACAGTTCAGGAACAACGTTACCCAGACCATTTGTTCCGTCAGGGATCAGAAGGAGACCAAGCTTGGAGAAATGGTCAGTCTGGCCCTTGAATATGTGCATGATCTCAACGAATTAAACGAGCTTGATGCTGACAGCTTGCGCCTATTGCTTTTAGGGGGCTTTATCGGGCAAAGAATAGAGTACGGTTTCAATCCGTCCAAACGAACCAACGATGCTTGGGTGTTCGGCGTTAATCCGGCCAGAATGTTTTTTAATACGAACATAGAGGATGTCAGAGGTTGGGATTTGAATGTTATTGGCGAAGTGTACGACATGCATATCGACAACATTGTTTCTCTTTTCGCCAAATCTCCGGAAGATAAGGCATGGATAGAAGAGATATACGGCAATGAAAGATACACGTCTTTATATGCTTCCTATGACGGGCTGCAGGGAGAAGAAAATAAGAACATGACTTTCTACAGTCCGTCACGTCCGGATCTCCGACGGGTTATTTTCGGGTGGAAGCAGGAAACCAGAGAAGCATATTATTGCCATGATCTTTTGAATGGAAAATGGTTTTTTGAAGATCTCAAGAATAAGCGTGCTCTTGATCTTGAGAACGATAGGAGACTGGCCGAGGCTCAGGCTAATGGTGTTCTTCCCGAAGACGTGCTTCTTATAGAGTACAAATATTCCAATGAGCTTTATTGGTATTACCGTTACATGACACCATGGGGCGACGTGCTGCAGGAAGGCAGAAGTCCCTATTGGCATGAAGAGCATAATTATGTTTTTCATGCGTATCCGATGGTTCAGGGAAGGGTTTTCAACTTCGTGGAAGATTTTATAGATCAACAAAGAGCTATCAATCGCACAATGACCTTAATCGACTTTATTCGGGGAGCATCCTCAAAAGGTGTCATTATCGTTGATGAGAGTGCGTTTGAAAGCATGAATCGGGAGGAAATAGTGGATGAATATGTCAGGTATAACGGAGTCATATTTGTTAAGCCCAAAGACGGCAAGCGTGTTCAGGATGTGGTTCAGCAATGTAATTCATCCGCTAATACGGCCGGTGATTATGAATTGCTTAACCTCCAATTGAAGCTTATCAATGATATAGCAGGCGTTAACGGTGCCATGCAGGGCAAGCAGGCTCCTTCGGGCACGGCAGCCAGCCTGTATGCGCAACAAGTACAGAATTCATCCCTGAACTTAAAGGGATTGCTTGATTCGTTTCGGGCATTCAGGAGAAGGAGGGATTATAAACTGGTGCAAACCATTCAGCAGTATTATAAGTCTGCCAGATATCTTGATATCGCCGGCAGGGATTACTCTAACGAATCTAAGTATTACGATCCGGATAAGGTCCAAAATGCGATCATAGACCTGCAGATCATAGACGGTCCCAATACCCCGTCTTTCCAGATGTTGGAGAATGAATTCCTGATGAAGCTGTTCGAGTCTAATGCCATAGGGGTAAAAACATTGCTCGAGAATTCATCTTATGCCTTTTCAGGCAAGATTCTAGAATCAATAAAAAGAGATGAGCAGGCCGCACAGGAAGCTCAGGCCCAACAGCAGCAATTGGCATTTCAGGGGATTGATCCGGCATTGATGCAACAAGTGGAACAGCAGTCAGGCAATCAGCATTTATCTCAGCTTATGAATGATGATTCTATGGCAGGAAAGAATGATGGTGTGGTTAAAAAAGCGGCATAAGAAAGGGGGTTAATCCCCTTTTCTTTTACATAGATGCTTCACTCACTATTCTGGTTCGTCTTTTTTCTTTCTCCGTCATGGCTTTTATCAAAGTCGGCAGAGCCCATTTATAACATACGTATATCATTATCGCTGTAGCCATGACAAGGTCATCATGATTGCCTTCCACGGCTCCCATCTCCGTACCGTTTTCCTTGAGCTCGTAAAGGTCAAACTCGAACGTGGTCCGGCGACTTCTCTCTATGTATAAACAATCCCGCATGGCAGATTTCAGGAATCCGATAACCGCCGGCTTCGTTTTCGTATTTGTGTGGAATCCGTATTTGGTGGGCATTCCTTTTTTTATTTGCTCCGGAGATGTTCGCGAATATAGATTATCATAGAACCCTCTGATCTCTTCTAATATATATTCGGAATTATCTCCTTCCGTGCCGTCCGTTTCCAGCGTGTTACTTTCAATCACGAGTAGGGCGTTCCCGTAAGCTCGAGCTATCTGAGCCGCTTTCCAGATCAACAAATCGTGTTCAATGTGGCCATGCCATTCGGCCACCACTTCAGGTAATCCTTCAACCTCCAACATCGGAAGCCTGTCCGCCACTTTTATTACGGATGGATCTGAGCTGTCTGAAACACCTCCGACATCCACTGACACGACATATCTGTCCCTATAGTTAGTTGACAGATCGGGCATAACCCATACCCATAGACAGTTATCTTCTTTCTTTTCGTGTGATGACAGGTGTTCAAAACGTAGATTTTCAAAGGCATCTTTGCCTTTATCCGCTTTCCCCACAAACTCCCCGTAGAAACATGGATCGATGCATGTACGCCGGGCGTTTTCCACGTATTGCATCGGAAATATACGTTTACCCGTACTTTGGAAAGCTTCATTTGCCGTTGAAGGATATTCAGAGCACATGCGCCAGGTATCCTTTATCTCTTTTTGTTTTCCCCTGTACCAGTTTATGGCCTCTAGCGTGGCTCCCAACCGGAATAACCAATGCTCATACTCGTTCATTGTGGCAATGAAATCGCAATATTTCTTGGTATCCAGTTTTTTAGAGTAGATATCGATCATGAACCACGGCACAAAGACGGCCTTGAAGTTGTTTTTGTGCTGCACCGCATCAAGCCATGTGCGATGGAAGTAGTTACCCACACCTTTTGCCGTGGATTCCAAAACTTTCATGGTGTAGGGAGCGGATAATATAGATCCGAATATGGCCTGAACGAGATCTTCGGGTTTCTTACCTTTGGTTTCTTTCCATATACCCACCTCTGATAAGTGAGCCATGGAAACGTCCTGACTTCGCAGGGATTCAGGCTTTTGAGCGGACCCCAGAGAGTAAATACATTGAGAGTAATCAATTATTCTTGTGCTCTGGGAACCTTCGAATGGTCTTGATTTCAGCTTAACTCCGTCCGTGGCCCAATCCTTGTAGTTTCTAAGAACTTTTGAAAGCATGCCGGCCACGACAGAGGCTTGCGTCTGAACGTCTCCGCAAATGACGGAGTTCCAGTTTCTCTTGTGGCATAGCTGTATCCACAGCATATAAAGCTGTGTGAGTGTTGAGCCTCCCCATTGTCGGGCCTTACACAATATGATGTCTATCGGCACTTGGGCCAATCTTAGTTCTTCTAATTCTTTTAAATAATATCGTTGCGCTCTGTTAAGGGTAAAAGGAACGTCACGCCCTTCTCCTTTGGCTGCTATCACGGCAAGCATGAAAGCCCAGAACTCAAAGTCGTGTTTTATCCTTTCTTTGTTGAACTCAGTCCACAAGCTGTCCCGCAAATCTTCCGTTATCCCCGTCTTGAGTACTATTTTGATGTACCCGTTGAATCCCACTTCAATGAGCTTTTTGACAAAACCTGTCTCTGCAAAGGTTTCAGGAAGATATAATATTTCTATCGGACAATCTTTGATCCTTACTTCAACTCTGGGTATCGATATTGATCCTTCCCCGGTTACGGGATTATATGGTTTGCGGATTTCTGCAAGTCTTTTGCGGTTTTCCTCTATTATCTGATTAGTATTTAGCATAAATAAACCTCCTGCATAAAAGGCTTACAACTAAAGATAGAAGAAAGCTGTATATGTGGATACCTGTATTCACCGATGGCAAAAAGCAGGTCAACGCAAAGCTTAGGACAATTAAAGTTATAAATTTGATTAGAACATTCCTTGGTAATGGAAAGGCTACTATGTATATGCCGATAATTGCGTAAATAATGCCCGATGCTCCGACTGTAATATCTTTGTGGGCACTTAATATGGCGGCTATTACGGGCACCGTGATGATAAGAGGAATAAAGAAATATATATTTATGATCCCTTTCATCTTACGCCAGTATGATAAGAATACGAACGCGTTCACAAGCAGATGCGTGAATGATAAATGGATAAAGCTATAGGTGAATAAACACCACCATGGAGAAGTTGTACTAATGCCAAACGCCCTCATGTCTATGAATGAACCAATGGCGTAAAAGAAAAACAGTATGAGTATGAACGGCATTATTTCTTATTTAATGTTTTGTATATTATTCCACGGAAAGTCTCGAAGTCAAGGTAAAAAGAGGGCGCTTCTTCTTCTATAATCTGTTCTAAGATGAGATACCCGCAATTATTGTTCTTTTTACATAAAAATCGCCTGAACAGTTCGTGGTACATCTCCACCTTATTTTCATTAACCAGAGGAAGATTTTTCCCCCTTGCTATTAATGATACAAATCTTCTGGCATTTTCATAGGTTGTGTAGAATCTGGGAGCTCCTTTTTGAAGAGCGTCCGAAATGACATCTTCCTGAGAAGAATAAGGCGATTCTTTCTTGATGCTTTTCATTGAATCAAAGTACGCATTCACAACATCCGAATTCCTTATTTCGCTAATTTTTTCACTCATACGGCCTCATAAATCTTTATCGCAAATATAAAAGTATTGCTTGCTTCGAAAGTTGTTGTTTTGCCAAAACAGCAACTTTTTGTGTTGAAACAGCAACCGGAAAAAGCCTTCTTTCTATTTCATTTGCACATACGATAAATCGCATTAATTAAAATGAAAAATGAATACTGAAGAAAAGACTATTCCTGAAGGTCAACAGACAGAAACTGTTCCTCCTGTTGAGGATAAAAAGCCTACAAAAAAAGAGCAGCTCACCAAGATGCTTAAAGAATCTTTTGACGGGTATGATCCTGAAGATGAAGAAGGATCGGCTGACATGCTCATGGGATATATCGGGAAAACAAACGAGCAAACCAAGAAGCTGGCCGACGCGTTGGCCAAGGATCCTAAGTTAGCTCAAATGCTCTCCGATATCGTTAATGGCAAACGTAACGCTTCCGGCGCACTTGCCCGTTATTTCGGAAAAGACTTCCTTTCCGCCGAAGAAGGAACTCCCGAGTTCGAAGAACTGACTAAAGCCGAAGAAGAAAGAAAGGCTGAAATCGAGGCCACAGATGCATCCAAGAAAGAATACGATGATAACGTGGAAAAAAGCATGCCTGAGGTGGAATCCTTTTGCTCGGAGAAGGGATATCCGGTCGATGAGTTTCTCGGCAAAATGTGGGATAGGTTAATCGGTCCTATCTTTTCAGGAAACTATTCCCGTGAAATCTGCGAGCTTATAGACCGGGCGTTCAACTATGACAAAGATGTGGCTGATGCCATGTCGGCCGGAGAAGTCAAAGGCAGAAATACCAATATCCAGAAGATTAAAGAGGAGAGAGGCGATGGCCTGCCCAAAGGCATTCAAGACCAAGGAGTCGCGTCTTCGCAGAAAAAGAAACAGGGCAACAGCCTTCTTGAAGATGCATTAAAAGCGTAACTACAAATATTAATTTAATTTTTTTATCGTGATGAAAAGACTATTGAGAGTTTTAAATGAGAATAGATGGATTGCACTTTCAGTCCTTCTTATGGTTATCTGCCTGTTTACCGGAGATGTAGGCACTCTGATGGCAGAAGTTACTACGGTTGAACCGGGTACTCCTACCGCAACTCCCGGACAGCAGGGATTAAAAACGCAGGTACCGGGTGAATCCACTACCGTATCTAATCTCGCAGAGGCAGGCGGGGATTTAATCCAACCGGAGATAGATGAACAAATTACCCAGATTGCCAGTGATGAAAGCGTCATTGATACCATCAAGCGTCGGGTTAAACGGCAAGTAAGGGTTAAATCGTTTGTCGTGGATCATTATATGATAGACGAAAAACGCTCTTCGGCAAAGACTATTTCCGCCTATACCGCCGGTGCCGGCAAGTCTAAAAGGGCAGAGCTTAGTTTGGCTTCGGATGACGTGAAAACTTTCCAGGAATATTATACCGCTATCCTGAAAGGTGTAAAAGGATATGATCCTACCGGACAGAATCAACTCGATGTTGACCTGATGATTTATTTTGTTTCCAGAAACGAATCAACGGATGCCCCTATCGCTATTGCGATCAATGGACCTAAAGCGAATGCTTCTGACGAATATTGCTACATGCCGGATATTCCTGCAGGAACAGAGGTTATTCTTTTGAGCTCGGCGGGATATGAAACGCAGAAGTTTATTGCTCCAAATACTATTCTGCCATTTCCGGAAACACTTTACTTGCAAAAGCAGCTCTGTAACAGTGTTGTTTCAGACTATTTCGAAGCGCAGAAAAAGCGTATCCCGTTCCAAAAAGCGACTTTGGCGGAAGCTATTATTCGCCAATTCCGTCTTGAATCTTGCCGTACCGCATGGGTGGGACAACTTGGTAAGATCAAGGTGGCCAGCCAAAAGAAAGAACTTGGAGAACAAATGGTTTATTTCTCCAAGGGTATCAGATGGCAGATCAAACGCCAGTATGATTTGGCTTCACAGATCACATTGAATGACTTAATCAATTTGTCAATGGTTAAGTTCACCGGTTTGAACTGCTCGAAAAAAGCTTTGTGGATATTAGGTAAATTCCTTATGGCCGACATTCAGAAGATTGATCTTACTCTGCACAAGGACATTTCCATGACTGAGAGCACTGTTTTTGGTATCAAATGTACCAAGATCAAAACGGTGTTTGGAGAGATCGAATTAGTCCACGATCCCGCTCTTGACCGTTTGGGATATTCTTCTTGTGGAGCTTTGCTTGACGAGGAAGGTCTTGTACGTTATTGGATGAAGAACGAAGAATCAAAGACCGAGGCCGTAGAGGGAGAGGAAGCAAAACGAGATGTTATCATGACTATCGACGCTTTGTGTTTGAAAGGCTACTCTCATATCTGGGTTAATGGCGCCAATGCTCATTCGGATATTCCGGGCGCGGTGAGCGTGACTACTTCAGCCGCTCTGCCTGCTAATCCGGGTAAGAATGATGTGGTAATTCTTAGTGCCGCCGCAGGTAGCTTTGCCGCAGGTGATATCGTTACCTGGACCGGTGCTGCTTGGGTAGAATATACCGGAGAACTTCTTGCTACTGCTTAAATAATCTATAACCAAAGAGAGTGCTTCATTCGGGGCACTCTCTTTAAAATAGAAATATATGAAATATAATATTGTATACGAAATAAGAGGCTCTGTTGAAAGAAGCTGTGTCTTTAAGGTGAATAAGGCTTCTGTAAGAGTCAATTTTGAAGGTGGGGCGATCTCTTCCAGAGGAACTGTTCCTGCTCAATTTGCAACTACTCAGGTGGCTATACAGAAAGCTATAGAGTCCAGCTCTCTGTATAAAAGTGGTATTATCACCAAAGGATCCGTTTATGAAATAGAGGAGGAATCCGATAGTTCTTCCCGGCAGGAGATACTTACGTCCACGGTAGGTGAGGACGGTTGTACGGATTATCCCGGAGTGGCTAATATGCAACAAGCGAAAGAAGTGTTGATGGCGGAACCATTCAATATTTCTCTTGCCGACTTGCAAAATAAGGACGCGGTTAAGGCGAAAGCTAACGAATTGAGGGTTTCATTTTCTAATTGGAAATAACAATGACTGAAGCGGAAATCATAACGAAAGTCAGGGCGATTATGAACGAAGTGGGTAATGATGAAAATCTTACCCTTTTAAGTGAAGACACTATCAGCTTGGATCAGTATATCAAATCCGTTATCGCTGACGCTGTCAATCTTATTGTGGATAATTCTCCCTACAGATGCGTGAATAGAAAATCCGCTACGGCAAATGTGTCATTGGTAAACGGTGCAGGGATTATAGTTGTTCCTGAAGACTATATATCCCTCATCGCTTTACAACTTGATGGTTGGAAGAAAATAGTGGCAAAGACCTTTGAATTGGATTCAGAGGAATATAAGGTTAATGCTAATCCATACACAAAAGCAGGCATTAATAAACCTGTTGTCTTTAATAGTTATGATGCCAGTGGCAGGACACTCCAATGTTATCCATACGCGTCGGCTATTTCTCTTTTTGCTTATGAGGGGAGATATACCCCGGGCGGAAGTGTTGCTTTGAACCTCAACGATCCTGTTGCAATTGCAATATGCTATATGTGCGCAAGTCTTGTCTACGGTATTTTTGAGAATGATACCACCTCTAAAGTAATGAGTGCTACCGCTATCAACCTTTTACCTAAGAAATAATGTATCAGATAGATGAGGAAAACAGCGATATACTTTTTGAGGTCAGTGGTAAAACTGTAATTCTCAAGTTGAAATCAGGGGCGGGTAGTGGCGGCTCTTCACCTGAAATATACTTAATTAAACTGGGCGATCTTACAACCCCATCAGATAAAAATGCCTTTTCTTCTTTAAGGGCACAATCCACTTTCCTACGTAAGGATCAGGCTGATTCAACCTCTTTTCTATTGAAATTACTTGCCGGCTTAGAGACAGGAGAATATTCAGTCGGTGAATCCGGTGCAAAGATAGATGCTGACGGTGATGCAGAGGTACGTAATCTCATAGCACGTATCAAGGCTACGGTTGCGGCATTGGAGGCAGAGACGGTAACTGTATCGGATAAAGTCACTACGCTGAACTTGCTTGTTCAAAAGCTTGCAGAGATATACGATCTGAACGTATCCAATGTAGCCACTCTCTTTCGTACGATAGTTAAGGATTATATAAGCTCTGAATCTTTTGTTCCCGGCATAACGGGTGAAGGAATGAAGCTTTATAAAGCCCTGAACGGTGATTGGAATTTGGAAGTTGATAACGTTGTTATCCGCAAGGGTATGACCGTTTTTGAACTGATTGTTTCAAAAATTCGCTCTGTTAATGGCGGCTTGGTTGTCTCTCCGGCAAACGGGCGTGTTAAATCAGTATCAGAGACAACAGGCTCACCAACTTACTACGTGTTAGGCATTGAAGGCGATATGACTTTTGTCGCCGATGACTTGGTACGTTGTCAGGTATTCAGTGCTACAGGTGCAAAATACTACTGGGTGCCGATTGATTCGGTGAGCGGTGAAACAATCCTGATTTTAAAATCAGAGTTTCCTGATGGAGTTGTTCCGGCCATTGGCGATGATCTTGTTCAGATGGGTAACAAAACAAACACGGCCCGACAAGGTGTATTGTATCTCACCGCATCCGAAGACGGCAAACCCCGCTTTAGTGTGCTTGATGGTGTCAGCTCAACCGATCTGACAGGTAAATCCAAAGTGATACTAGGTTGTTTGGACGGGATTACCGATTCCGATTTCCCCTCTGATGCACAGCCAAGCGGTTACGGTCTTTGGGCGGGTAATGTGTTCTTGAAAGGGTTATTCATTTTAAGAAATGGCAAGTCTGTTGAGGATGAACTAAGCGATCAGATAACAGCGGTTCAAACGGCTTTCGAGATACGGGAGGGAGAAATAAGCACAAAGGTCACACAAG